GTAATTGCTTCACCATCACGAACACGCTTGATACACATTGGAATGAACTTCTCTGGATGCTGACGCTGACCAAAGACATTCATCGTGTGAGTAATATAAACGGGAAGTCCATAAGTGTTCTCGAATGCGACTGCCAGTTCTTCTCCACCTGCCTTAGATGCACTGTAGGGATTAGTCGAGTTATAACGATCATACTCTCCATAGTTAATGCCATTAGGAGCAGGACCGAATACTTCATCCGTGCTGAAGTAAACAAACCGTTCAAGGTGATCCAGACTACGGGCAAAATCAAGAATGTTGCAGGTTGCCACAACATTATCCATGACAAATTCCATGGGATACTCGATACTGCGGTCAACATGAGAACCAGCAGCAAGGTGAAGAATATAATCTACCTTACCAATGTCTGCCGCGATGAGTGGATTAACTGCTGCCTTCAGATCGTGAAACACGACTCTTACACGAGCACGATCTTCGGGTGAAAATTCTTGCAGGGCATCTTGAAGACGATTCAAGTTACCACTGAAATCAAGACGATCAAGAGTTACAACTTCCCAGTCAGTATTCTTTAGAATTTGAGAAATCAAATGGTGTGCGATAAAACCCGCACCACCAGTAATCAATACTCTTTTCATACTTTATTATTATGAGACTCTATATTTAGATTATACCAAAAAGGGAGAGTTTATGCAACTCTCCCATAAGGTCTTTACATGCACGCCACTTGCTCTTTAACCTGAAGCAAGAAACAGGGCGGGAGTTTCCTCCATCCGCACCAACTGCCCTTGAGAGAGGCAGTAAACTCACAATAGGGTCATAATTGACTCCACCACTTACTTTTTAAAGAAGTAAGAAACTTCGGGATTGAAGGGGAACCTTCACCGACCAGTGCTGTTATAGTCCATCCGTGACTCACAATCAAGCAACTTCTACTGGAGACTCAAGATCATTATAAAGATAATCCATCAGGATTTCATAATCGTCTCCAGGATCACCAGAGAACACGACACCATTGTTTTCGTAATAACGACGAACCTTTTTGAAAAGTTTCGGATTCTTTACATCAAGGAAAAAATCGCCGTTTGCTGCACCACGAAGGGTTTGGATGTCTTTCTTGAACTTAGATATGATAGTCATTGTTTTGAATGTTGACCTTAGTATTATAAGGGATTGACTTGTAAAAGTCAATGGGGGATGAGGGGATCGAACCCACCTTAGCCGAATTATGAGTTCGGTGCATTCACCAGATTGCTAATCCCCCGATTCTCAAGGTGCTTCGTTGTTGAGTTCTGTGTAAATTTTTATCAAATCATCATTAGCAGGCACCATCACTGCTGCTTTTCCATCCTCATTTACAATCCCTATCGTCTCACCGTTCTCCACTCGCTCAAACAGTTCGTCAAACTTTTCTTCCCACTCTGCCACTGTGTATATTTCCATCGTTGTAGTTGATGTATTTATTTGTGGGAGAAAACTCCCAATCGGAATGATAGGATTCGAACCTACGGCCCCTGCTTCCCAAAAGCAGTGCTCTACCAAACTGAGCTACATTCCGTAAATAATGCGTCAGTGATATCCTGCAGAATAACACTGACGGGCTCAAGGGAGTTCCCATCCCTCTCCCACGCGGGTTGGATTTCCGATTCTTTTTTCTCTCGGAGACGTGAGCACGGATGTATTCCAGTCCGTTATGTACTAATTATAACCCTACTTGTGCCCCCTGTCAAATGGTTCCCAGTGCTCCCATCCATAATGATGCACTGCCCACATACCAAGTATAGGAACAAACACAAGAAGAAACCCCATCACTCCAAGACACCAAGGAGTGTTCATTACACCCCTAACAAAAAGTTGTACGTGGTTCATCAGTCTTCCTCATCATCAGGTTCATAAAGTGAACAAGGTTCTTCAAACAAATGCTGCATTCTAAGTTGTTTGATGCGTTCTTTGAGTTGCTTGTAAAACTCTCTCTTTTCGTCCTCGTTCATTCCCCAATATCGTTAAGTTCTCCCAGCATTCTTTTTCTTTCATCAATCTTACCATCAATGAAACCTGCACGATATTCCCAGGTTTGACCACCATCTTGACCTTTTGATGGATTAATACACTGCTCATTTCCTAATTTATTACAAACAAGACCCGCAAGGTCTAACTCATTTCCTGCGTTTCCTGTACCACCCCAACGATGCTCTCCATTAATCCAAATAGCACCACACTTAGGACACTCCTTTCTTTCCAGTTTTAGGTCAGATAGTTGTCGGTCATCCATCGTTTTTCTCCTGATACTTTGCAAACTCTTTGCGATCTATTCCAAGTTCTCTTTCTAATTTTCTTCTCATAAGATACATTTGAGGTCTTATGATGAAATTATATCGGAAAGACAATTCCAAATAATGAATCAACCGCATAGTTGCATCATAACCACCTATTGCAATTAAGGCAATAAATGTTAGGATTAGCAAATAAAACAGAGTCATTAATCACAATAGTTTGATATTGTATATAGATAATACATTATTTCTTAAGAATTGTTGTATCATTTATAACTAAACGGAGAGTGAGAGAGTCGAACTCTCAAGGGCTTTAACACCTCAACGCTTTTCAAGAGCGGTTCCGTCACCTATCGGATTGACTCTCCTTATCGAACTTCAAAGTCCAATTTACGAACTTTGCGTTGCCTTCTTTCCTCCTGGAAAGCAAGGTCTTGGTTAGAAAGTAAATTCTTTTTCTTTGCTTTCTCAGTAGAGTTTAACATGACTACTTTATTTAAGTCAAGTGCAGTAACGCTATCATTCTTTACAGTCATCATATTGGGACAACCACAAACTTGTGTTTTAGTATTACTGGATATCTCTCTGTTGCAATTTTTACATCTTACGACTAACATTTGGCATCCTATAGAACTCAATCTACAGGTTATTTATATGGGTGATGAGGGATTCGAACCCCCGACCAATAGAATGTAAATCTACTGCGCTACCGCTGCGCCAATCACCCGACTCCCCCGACAAGATTCGAACTTGTGACCTGGAAATTAACAGTTTCTCGCGCTACCGCTGCGCCACAGGGGATTATCCAAAGGGATTTCTCCCTTGTTCCTTGCAGAGTTTGAAGTACAGTTTATAATACCTGCCCTTCATCTCATCAAGGATTTTGTTGTCCTCATCGAACCCCAACTGTCTGGTGTGCGTATAGCAACCTTCAAGTTCACCTATAAGTAATAAGATTTTTACGGGGTCCATACAATTAAGAGGACAAGCGAAATACGGGATTTGAACCCGTGACACCAACTTGGAAGGATGGGATGTTACCACTACACCAATTTCGCATAAGGGTCATAGTGACCCATGGAGAATAGGAGACTCGAACTCCTAACTTCCACCTTGCAAAGGTGGCACTCTACCAATTGAGTTAATCCCCCTGGAGCCACTCACAGGACTCGAACCTGCGACCTGAGCTTTACAAAAACCCTGCTCTATCCAGCTGAGCTAGAGTGGCGAGGCGACTCAAGTAGGATTCGAACCTACGACCGACTGCTTAGAAGGCAGTTGCTCTATCCAGCTGAGCTATTGAGTCTTGAGTACCCACATATTATACGGCATGTGGGCAACCTTGTCAACTCTCTTCTTCTACTTCTTCTGCAACTTCTGCTTCGCCTTGAGTAAGTTCTTCTGGAAGTTCAACTCCAATTTGTGCTAGGTATTCAATAGCACCTTGAACTTTGTAAAACATTTGTTGCTTTTGTACAGACTGACCTTGAAGTTCTTTAAGTTCTTTTCCAAGTGCAGTCCTTTGGTTAATCAGATTTGCGAGATGATTTTGTTGTTCGGTCATTAGTTTAAAATAGAATAATGATTTGGATATTTATGTGAATTAAAGTGTATCAATTTCCTGGTCTTGTGTCCATTCCTCAGGTTCAATAGAGAGATAAGTCAACTCTTTTTGGTCGGGAGGAATGTTAATCCACTCATCAAACTCTTCAGCAATCGCCACAGCATCAAACTGTGCCTTAATGTCTCTATCTGCAAGTTCATGAATACGACCAATCGACCAATCACGAATCATAGGTACAGTTTCAGTCGTCGTCTCTTCCATAATAATCTTTTCTGAAGTATCTGCTGAGGATGTTACTATTGTAGTACGCTGGTCCTCCTGTGTCAAGGGATTCGGTGAGGACTCCGTTGATAAAGAGTTGTCTTGTTTCTTCGAAATTTGTTCTTCCCTTTGTTTTGTGAAGGGAAAGAATTTCTCTCTTGAAAAATATTCTGTTGCCAGTTTTTTCAATATCTTCTTTAAGTTCTGGACAAGACCCATAATACTTTTTCCAGTCTGATTCCTGTTTTACTTTTCGTTTCTTACCTTTTGGAGTTCTAAATGACCAAAAGTATTTCCTACCGATGTATCTACGACCGTTTTCCAGATTTGTAATGAGATAGACAAAACCGAAGTTATCGTCAATATCCTTAGATAGAAAAGGTGATCCCTTAAAATACCAGGGGTTTTCATAGTCAATGTCTGTACTCATCAAGTGCATCAAGAACCTTGTTCAGGTATTTATGGGCGAGATCTTTTTCTCCTTGCCACACAGATGAGGGTTCTTGATCAACTTGACTCTTTAATTTTAACACACGGACTTTAAATTCGTCTCTAATAAGATAGGGTTTTGCCATAAAAGGTTACTTAACCTCCTTATCTATACTCTTCTCAGTGGAAATTCCTATCCACGACTCCAAATAGTCAAGGTTTCCAAACATGTAATCATCATACTCTGCTGCTTTTCTATAAGCATCCAAACATTCTTCTGTTATGTCATCAAAGTTGGAATCCTGAGAATGTGTTTCCTTTGACATCTTGCTTGATACCTCCAACTACATAAGATTCGACTTCTGTCTCCTGAGGAGCAACCTGGAGTCCCTTAGAGGAGATCCAGTGTTGTGTCCAAGGAAGTGGATTGTTCTTCGCTGCAATGTCATAAACAGGCTTGAGACCAATTGCTTTCATTCTACGGTTTGCAATCCATTCGACATACTGCTGTAACAGTTTGTCATTTAAACCAATCATAGAACCATCTTTAAACAGATAGTCTGCCCACTTCTTCTCTTCATTTACAGCACGATCAAACATCTTATAAGTCCACTCTTCCTCTTCCTTCATAATCTGCTTCATCTCAGGATCATCACCTGCCTTCCACTTATTCAGGATGTTTTGAGTAATTGCAAGATGCTGATTTTCGTCTCGTGCGATGAGAGAGATAATTTTAGCGGATCCTTCCATAAGCTTGAGTTCTCCAAATGCAAACGAGCAAGCGAAGGAGACATAGAACCTAATGCCTTCAAGAATGTTGACGTTTGCAATTGCTCTGTAGAGTTTTCTTTTGACATCTTTACTTTCCCAGTGTGATGATGGTGAATCTCTGAAATCTTGTTGCCACATGTTACCAGTGCCCCATTTCTGAGCACTGTTGATAAAGTCATCATACGCCTCTGTAACTGTGCTAGCACGATCCAGAATGCGTTCATCGGTGACGATCTTATCAAACACCTCTGAGGGGTCTGAGTAAACGTTCTTGATAATGTAGGTATAAGAGCGACTATGGATCATTTCCATAAATCCCCAGACTTCCATACATGCTTCTAACTCAGGGAGTGAGCAGTAAGGAATAAAAGCCATCCCAGGACCACGACCTTGAATAGAATCAAGCATAATCTGGTACTTCAGATTAGAAGTATAGATGTGCTTTTGTTCTGGGCGCAGTGTCTGGTAGTCTCCGCGATCTTTCTGCAATGATACTTCTTCTGGTCTCCAAAAGTATCCAAGTTGTTGAGTAGTAAGTTTATCAAAAACTGGATACTTATAAGAGTCATACCTCTGGACTCCCAGAGGTTTACCAAAGAACATTGGTTGTTTTTTAGTGTTCACTTGTTCCGTATTAAATACGGTCATTCCCTGTACTTCAGGTTTCTGTTCTTTGGTAGTCAGAAAATCGTATTGCATTCGTTACCTCTTTTGATTCTTGTATGTATTATAACTTAAATTTTACAGGATTCGCAATCCTCCTCTTCAGCACTCTCAATATCATTTAGGAGATTTTGAAGTTCAGACTTTTCATCAGTCACTTCATCGTTCTTTTGATCATAAGTATTCTGATAATAAGAGGTCTTCCATCCGTACTTGTAAGTAGTGAGGAAGTCTTGTGCCATCACAGAAACAGGAACTTCATTATCTGGATAGTTTTCTGGATTATAACTCCAGTTGCCACTGATTGCCTGATCAAAGAACTTTTGAATTACAGCAATCACATTGATGTATCCACGATTAGATTCCATTTCCCAAAGTAAGGTGTAGTTGTTCTTCAGGGCATTGTACTGCGGAACAATCTGCTTAAGAGGTCCCTTCTTCGACTTTTTAATGGACAGGTAGTCTCTAGGTGGTTCGATTCCGTTGGTTGCATTTGACACAACGGAACTGCTCTCTGATGGCATCTGTGCGGACAGTGTTGAGTGCCTAAGACCGTGTTCCAAGATAGATGCTCTAAGACCTTCCCAATCATGCGCCAATTCGATTGAAGTAATTTCGTCTACATCCTTCTTGTATGTATCAATGGGAAGAATACCATCAGAATACTTTGTGCGTCCAAAGTTTTCGCACCAACCTTTTTCCTTCGCAAGATTGTTTGATGCTTTTAGGAGATAGTATTGGAAAGATTCGGATAGACCATGAGCAGCGTCCCATGCCTCTTGTGAATCGTAGTTAAACCCAAGTTTCGCCAAATAGTGGGCGAGACCAATAAAACCTATTCCAAGCGACCTACGTGCCTTTGTGGCGCGTTCTGCTGCCTTCACAGGATACTCCTGGTAATCAATCAGTTCATCCAGTCCACGAACAGAAAGATCACAAAGTTCTTCCAGTTCCTCATCAGATTTGATTTTTCCTACATTCACAGCAGAAAGAATACAGAGGGCAATCTCACCCAACTCATCGTCAATGTGATTGATGGGATCTGTTGGAAGTGTAATCTCCTGACAAAGATTACTCATACTAACTTTATCTTTGAAAGAAGAGTGAGTATTGCAGTGGTCGATGTTCATGATGTAGATACGACCAGTCTCTGCTCTCTCCTTTAAAAGGTCCAAAATGAGTTCTTGAGCACCGATAGTTTTTCTTGGAATAGACTGATCTGATTCATAGTCCACATACATCCCGTCAAATCGATCAGTGCCAAAAGCATCATACAAACCAGGAACGTCATGTGGAGAGAAGAGTGAGACTTCTCCGTTTTGGATGAAACGTTCATAGAAGAGTTTGCTGATTTGAATACTATAGTCTAGTTTACGAACTCGGTTATCCTCAGTTCCTTTATTATTTTTAAGGACTAAGATGTCTTCTATTTCTTGGTGCCAGATTGGAAAGTGAACCGTAGCTGATCCACCTCTGATGCCATTTTGAGTGCAGCATCGGACAGTTGATTCAAACTTTTTGAGAAACGGAACAACACCAGTGTGCTGGACTTCGCCACCTCTGATTTTACTGTTGATGCCACGGATTCTGCCTGCGTTGATACCGATTCCCGCCCTTTGTGCAACATATCTGCCGATAGCCATATCAGAACTAAAGATGCTATCGAGGGTGTCATCAACATCAACAAGAACACAGCTAGCAAATTGTCGAAGTGGAGTTCGCACTCCCGCCATGATAGGTGTGGGAATGTTGATTTTGTGCTTTGAGATTGCGTCATAGTATCTCCTGACGTATGACATTTTGGTTTCTTTTGGATACTCTGCAAAGATAGTCAGAGCAATCATCATGTACATAAATTGTGGCGTTTCGTAAACTCCACCGCCACTTCTGTCTTGCACAAGGTACTTATCAACGACTTGACGTAAACCTGCATAAGTGAATAAGAGGTCACGATCATGATCGATGTAACTATTAGCCCGTGCAATCTCTTCTTTAGAATACTTTGTGAAAATTTCACTATCATAGACTTCAGAGTTCACACAATTAATTATATGACTCTCAAGGTCTGGGAGTTCTTTATGTCCACCATAGAGTTGCTTACGCACCGCAAAGAGGAGCAGACGTGCAGCAACATACTGATAATTAGGATGCTCCAGATCAATCAGATCACTTGCACTGCGAATCAGAATCTCTTGAATCTCTGCTGTTGTAATGCCGTCATAAAACTGAATACCCGACTTCATCTCAACTTGACTCGCAGAGACTCCTGCAAGACCCTTGGTTGCCTCTTCAACCATCAAATGCATCTTATCCAAGTCAAGAGATTCAATTCGTCCATTTCTCTTGACTACCTTTGTACCGTTGCTCATATTTTCTTCCAAGTGTTAAATTTAAGTTTTGCTTCTAAACCAGAGTAAGTATTTAATTCTATCACAGACTGCACATCCAGTCCAGATAATACCATGTCGTTAATGTCTTTATCAGTTATGTTGGATGGCCAGATTACTACCTTATCTCCACGCTGGGTGGCTGCATCAATCTTTGCAACGATTTCCTTGTTTCTTGGTTCGTTGTCGTAGACGTATACGAACTGATAATCCAAAGTGCTGAGGTTAGCATCGCTACCACACATAGCAATAGCATTTCTAACGAAATGACTGTCGAACGGTCCTTCTGTGACGTAGACTGTTTTAGTCGTATCGATTTCATCAAGTCCGTAAATCTTAGGTACATCATCCTCCAACATAATGGTAATGTATTTAACCTTGCTAGGACCAAGTGCTCTTCCCTGAATTCCGATAAGTTTTTTCTGATAGAAAATTGGAATGACTATCCTAGGTTCATCATAATAAGTATTATCAAATGTCTTTTTCAGACTATTGACCCACTTCTTGAAAGTAGGGGTGTAATAAAATTTATGCGGATTTAATTTTCTACCTTCCAAGTACTTTTTTGCATCTTCATTCTCTGATGCTTTTGGAAGATTGATCTTGGTATTAAATACAGGTTTCTTAAACTCAAACTTAGGTTCTTCTGCTACAAAGTTTTTACCAGTCTTACCCTCTTTGAATTTTTCAAAAGTGTATTCCTTATGAAGATTAACATCAATCTTCCTCAAGAAGTTATTGAATGAAATGTTGACGCCACAATTGTGACACTTAAAGTTAGTATTGTTTTTTACTTGGTAAAGATAACCTCTCGCTCTGTTCTTATTCTTCTGAGAGTCCCCACAAATTGGGCAACGGAAGTTATAGAGATTACTCTTTACTCTTTTAAATTTCAGAAGTCTAGGAGACAAAATACCAATGTATTTGGTATCAACAAAATCCATAATGTAGTAGAGAGTTTATTTTACCTGTTCTACTATTCTATCTGGGGATGCCACAGAAGTCAATAAGTTAGATGCGATTCCACTTGTAGCAGCACCAATAAGAAGACTTGCTACTATAATGACTCCACCCACTTGCCATCTGAATTTAGCAAACTCTTGTATCTTTTCTTCTACTTTTAAAATTCTATCTTTTACTTCTTTATGATCTCTTTTATTTTCTTCCTTAACTTCATCAAGCATTTTTAATAATAAGGCATCAGTCTTTTCAGATTCCTCTAGTTTATTTTCGTGTCTTTCTAGTATAACAGAAATCTTATTACTATTCTCAGAAATAGATGTTACAGCACGTTCCAACTTGTCCAACATTTCTTTGGACAAGTTCTCATACATGTCGAACTTTGATTCTAAAACAGCAAACTTATTACCAAATCCGAACGCCATTTTACTTAAAGGTAAATTTTTTGATTGCAAAAATATGTAATCACTCCTGTCCACCTAACTACAGAATTTGATGTCTTTAGTAAATTATAGATACAGGACTTTTTGGATAAATTTTTCATTTGGCTCTTACGCCAATAACTCATTAATTATTTATTTCTAAGAAAATCCAACCAAACTTTTCTACCAGGACCTTTCATATACTTTCTTTTTTTCTTCACTGGGGGATCATCACCTGCTTCTTTAGTTCCTGCAATATTTCCTTGGGAAACATTGTTAGTAGGAACCATTCCAACATCTTCTCTTAAAGATCTGAAATGTTCAATTACCCTGTCTATTTTCTTCATCTTTATTGTATATACTTTGAAGTTCTTTAAAGCAATTTAAATCAACTTGAATATCATGAATATAAGTCTTTGGGTATTCAGGAAGTCTATTTAAAAATATTATAAACGTTTTAACTTGACTCCACATATCTCTTTCTAATTTGAAAAAGAACATAGGAGTAGCAGCTTCTCCAAATATATTATACAAAACAATAAAGTGATTAATTAACAGGTGAGTTTTTAGTTCACCTGTTTTTTTATATCTCTTTAAAAGTCTTTTAATATATTTAAAATAATTTAGATCTTTATCAAAATCCTCTTTTGTAACCGCTTGAGGATTTTGATAATTTTTTATGGCGAAAAGTAAAAAATTATCTTCATTCAATTCATCAAACTTCATATCACTTTAACTCATAGATCAAGCATCTGGGAAGAGTGCATCGTCATCAGCATCAGAAGTAGTGAGGATTCCACCAGCGACTAATACTTCATGCTTAACTCTAAGTTCCCCATGCATATCAATGTAAGTTGTAACACCAACCCATCCACCATGAGTAACTGCATAGTCAGTTGTTGCAGCAACTCCAACCTCAATCTCATCAACACCAAAGACAGAAGTTGTTACAGGACTTGTTGAATATCCAACTGTCTTTGCATCAGGTGCTCTGTATGAAGAGTCTGCAACAGTATAACTTGGTTCCTGTGAGATTTCATAAGTAGCGCCAGCAGGAACTGTAGTCAATCCAGAAACAAATCCATCAGTAGACGCAATTGATAATGTAGTTGATGTAACACCAGTAACTACGGCATAACCATAAGTTGCACCAGCACCAACTTTAATAACATCTCCTTCACCGACTGCTGAGGTAAATGTAACCACACCAGTGCTTCCAACTACCTGCTTTGCATCAAAATCAACAGCAATAGTTCCATCTGAATATACTAAATCTGTATTTCCCCAGAGTGCCATTCTCTTTACCTTTCTAAAAAGTTTTACTAAAAAATATTTATAAAAAAGGGAGAGTTACCCCTCCCTTTAGTTGTATTTTATTTATGCAATTTATTCTGCTACTGGTTCCTGGAACAAGAGATTTTCAATCACATCTACAGCACCATCATCCAACTGATTATCAGTGGATTCTGCTAAAGAACGTAAAATAGAAACAAGATAACGACGAACTTCTTCTTTCTCAAGAAGACTTCCGATT